AATTAGAGGTTATAGGATTATCATTTTCTTCTTTTCCATTACTGTCATTATTATTGCTACTACTACCACCACAAGAAATAAGAAAAATAATTGTTATAAAACTTAGTAAATATTTAAAATTTTTCATCTTTAATCTCCTTTATTTAATTTTTTATAATTTATAATATATAAAAATATTTAAAAAATTAAACTATTTATTATAATTTTTATAGTTTATTTTATTAGTACCTTGAAGTAAACTACTATAAAAAATTTTATTCGTAAACTGCTACGAAGCTAAAGACTTCGTGAATTTCTTGTAACATCCATTTAAAACTATAACAATTTTTAAATTTTTAAATTTTTTTCTTACTAATAAATAAAAGTAGGAAAAAAAAGACAAATTATGACAAAAACGAGGTATAAAATCATATGAGTAGAACACAAATTATAGAAAAAGATCTTTCAGGATTTATAAATACTCTTGTTGATGAAACAGGAGCGATGGTTTTAACTACAGCAAAAGGAAAATCAACTCCAATGTATTTACAATCAGAAGAAGATTGTTTAAGAGAATTGGGTAGACCTTCTGCAACTTATCATGGAGTTTTTGAAGCAATTGCATTTACACGAAGAGCCCCTTTATATGTAGCTTGTGCAATTGGAACTGGAGCAGTTTATGGTGGAGTAGATGTAGGTGCAGCAACTGTAACTACTTTTGGAGTTGGTAGAACACCTAGTACCTTTAATTATGGATCTACTTTAAAAGGAGCAACTCATTCAGTTGGGATAGGTACAGGTATTACAGCTACTTATTCAGGAATTATAACAAATATTCCAGTAGCTGATGAAGCTAATTTTAAAGTATTAGTTAATGGTTATGAAAAAGTTGTTACAATGGCGACAGGTGGTGCATTATCTGGAACAGATATTACAGCAGGTTCAGTAGTATTAGCAACAGGTGTATATTCAATTACATTTGCTGGAGTTGTTGGAAGTTATGCAACTGTTATTACGAATGTAAATTTTAGTTCAACTTTAGATTTAAGTTTAGGATCAACAGATAAATATATTAAAATATCTATTGATGGTAATATTCAAACTATTAATCTTGGTCAATCTGCGACTACTTCAAGAGCTTCTGTAATTTCTGCCATTAATTCAGCTTTTGGATATACTGCAGCAGTAGTCGATACAAATTATATTAGATTAACAGGAAGAAATGGAAGTACCATTGGTAGTATAACAGTTGAAACTCCTACAACAGGAGATTCAGCATTAACAATAGTTTTCAGTTCTGGTGGAACAAGTTTAACAGATATTGGATCTAACCCAACTTTATCAATTCCTAAATATGGAGAAGCAGTTATTTTTAATTATCATTATACAGTTGATACTTCTTCTGTAGTTTCTCATAGTTTTTTTACAACTTCTCCCTATATAGATGATTTAGCAGCTTCAATAACTTATGTATCTGGGAGTAAATTTACCTTAACCCTTTATAGAGTTCTTTCAACAGGCAATTCACTTCTTAATACTTATAATTATTCACTCATAAATGAAAAAGATGCATTTGGTAAATCTTTATATTATATAGACGTATTTGATGAAAATCCATATGTAACTTTTAAACTTAATTCTGCTTTTGTTTCTACTCCATATACAGTTGCTTCTACAGCAATTGCATTTTCTGGTGGATCTAGGGGAGCTACTCCATTAACAGGGGATTATACTACAGCATGGAATCAATTTCAATATGCTAATAAATATAAAGCTAAAATATTTATGGATGTATATGGTACACATGCATCAACAATAAATACTCTTATTCAAACTTATCAAACACAAGCACAAGGTATTACATGTGTTCCACTTGGTTATAGTGCTTCACAAGCTTTATCTTTTAGATCTGCACTAGCTCTTGATACAGATGATATAGGACTTTATCATAATTGGGCTAAAATTCAAGATGATTATAATAATAGTTTTGCATGGATATCTCATGTAGGATCAGTAGGTAAAAAATTTGCTTATATGTCAGATGTTTATGATGCTGCTGCTCCTGCAGGACTTGATGAAAATGGACATGGTGGACAATTAAATGATTGGTCAGTGAAAGAAGTAGAAATAGATTATACTCAAGCAGAATTAAATTCTTTTTATAATGCTCAAATAAATCCATTACTACTTGATCCTTCTTATGGTTTATTAGCTTATGGAGATCAAACTCTTCAAGTAACGAATAGCGATACAAGTTTTGTAGGAACAAGACGAGTATATAAATATATGCTAGATGTTATTTCTAAACAAATTCTTAGAAAACAAGAATTTAAAATAAATGATCCTCTTCATAGACTTATGGCAAAAGTTCAAACAGAAGAATTTGTTGAACCTATTAGAGCGAATGGTTGGATCCGGGAATTCAAAATTGTGTGTGATTCTAGTAACAATACTGATATTGTTTTAAATAATCGTCAATTTATTTTGGATTTTTACTGTAAAATAACTCCAACAAGTGAGTGGATTATTTTAAGACTTACACGAGTTTCTCAAACAATTTCTATTGAAAGTTTAATAATTTAAAAATAAATTAGTACTGTAAATAAAACTTTTATTTACAGTACTAATATAAAATAATGAATTTGAAAAAGATAAGAGGTAAAATAAATGACAATTTCTACTGATCAGATACTTTCGCTTGGTGATGACGCTTTGGCCAGCCAGTTCTCAATTATATTTCCAAATGGTATTCCAGGTGGTGGAGATGCAAATGCAATATCTTTAAGATGTGACCAAACTTTTGATCCACCTGAAGATGTAGTAAATGTATATGAAATATTTAGAAAAGGTTTTAAAATTCCTAAAACAGGTATGTTACAAGAAACTACTAAAGAATTTACAATAGATATAAGACTTGATCAAGCTTGGAAAGTATATGATGATATGCGAAAATGGGCTGATATGTCTTATGATCATAGTAATGGTACAGCTCTTCCAGAAAGAATGGCTAGAAGTACTGTTATAATTCAAGCAGAAGATAGAACACAAGCAGGAGTAAAATCAATTAGTTTTAAATATGCCAAGCCAAAGTCTGTTAAAATTCAAACATTTGACAATCAATCAGGCGATCCTTTACGAATTACTGTTATTTTTATTTATGTAGTAATGACGGTAGAATAGTGGCAATAGCAAACAATATTATAAATACTTATAAAAAAGGAGTAGATACTGCAGGAATACTTAATGAAGCTGATATTGCTATATTAAGTAATACTTCTATGCAGCATAAGTGTTTATTTGAAATGATTATTTATCCAGAAACTTTTCCTTCTACTGCTGGTGGAATTGTTTTAACTTCATTAGATACAATAATCATGAAATTTAATTTATATTCGATCAATGATATTCCTTTAGTTGGATTTGAATATCAACGATACGGTGGAATGAATTATATAAAAGATATGATATATCCAGATACTTTTAATTGTACTTTTATTGAGAATGGAACTGGTAGTGTAAAAGGATATTTTAGAAAATGGCAAGATGCAATAGCTGTATATACTCCAGCATTAGGAACATTAAAGAGAGATTATCTTTTTAAAGATAATCAAGATGATAGTAAAAGAACAGGTTTAATTATTCCTCTTCAAACAGATATGTTACCTTCTCCAGAATGGATAAAAATAGATGGAATGAAATTTAAAAATATAACGGGTATTGGTTATGATCATACTTCAGGAGAAAATGAGATATTAACTACAGAATTTACTTGTGATAGTATCAGATTATCATTAGGCACGTCTGCATTATAAGTCAACATACTAATAAAAAGTATTTAATAATTAAAGGAGAATATACATGGCTGAAAGTTTTATATTAAAACCAGAAGAGGTAGCAAGAAGAAGAAATCAAACAATAGAAAATAAAAAATTAGAAGAACAAACAGAAAAAGAAAATGAATTTCAAAATACAGCAGGATTAGTTAAAATTAATTATGAATCCCAAGGAAGATTTGGAACACCTACTACTCTTTATTTTGATGATTTTAATGGTCAACACATTAATGATATTGAATTATCTACTCAAGATAATCTTCTAGAAAATTTAATTGTTATTCTTAACAATTTAAAAAGAAATGAACCAAATTTTAATATTAAAGATATGAGTGCAGAAGATTTATTAGAAACACTCATTGCAATAAAACAACAATTTGAAGGTAATACTCATATTCATTATTGGGTATGTAATTGTCAATCTGAAAAAAGCGATAAAGATAGAATTATAAATGAACTTATTCTTGAATTATCAGATCTTAATTTTAAATCAATGACTCAGGTTGATGAAGAAATGAAAAAATTCTTAACTGAAAGATTTGCTGAAATGACTTCAGATGAATTTAAACAATATCTATTAGTTAAATATAAAACTAATCCTTTAGATGATATTGATACTTATACCAAAGAAGAGGAAATATCAAAAGTATTAGTGAAGGAACCCTTCCATATTATTGCACAAAAAGATATATATACAATAAGATATCCTAGACTTGAAGATATAATTAAAGCAAAAAAATATGCAGATAAATTATATGGATCTAAAATAAAAAATATTCAAAATAGACGAGAAGCAAATGTTCCTCTTTATGAATTAAAAGAAAAAAAAGAAAATGAAATAAAAGAATTAAAAGACGAACAAGCAAAAGTAATAGTTCTTTATGCAAAATCAATGATGTTAATAACTAAAAATAATTTAATTCTTTCTGATAGTGAAAAATATGAGGAATTTAAAAATGTTATTAAACGTAAAACAATGAGAAATATAGAAGATTTATTTGAAAATATTTCTTTTGGTCTACAAACGGAAACAGAGCTGATTTGCCCTTTATGTGGTGAATCGGAAAAGAGGTTACTTCGGGATTTCATCGATCCAAGACAACTTCTCCCCCTCAATTATCGTAAACAAGATTCAGGAAATGATGCCCAGAGAAAATCTCAACTCAATTCAGGACTTGATTTTTATTTTGGTATATAGAGTTGGATTGTCTGAAACTGAAATACTTAAAATGAAAAGATGGATTCTTAAAAAAAGACTGAATCAATATGAAATTTATCAAAAAGCTAAACAAGCTGAAATGAAAAAAGCAACAAGTCAAATACCTTCTTTCAAATAGAAGGTATTATTTTTACTAATAAATAAAAATAGGAGGTTTATAAATGGAAGATAGTTTTGTAATGCCTGATTTTAATAAACCTCTTAGTAAGGAATTAAAAAAAGAAGAAATAAAAGTTAATAAAATATACACCCCTTTTATGATAAAATTTTTTGGTGGCAATGGTATGTTTACTATGGCTATCAAAGGTCTACATAAAATGCTTATTACTAGATTTACTCGTTTAATAGAAATTGTAGAAAAAGTATATGGAGAAACAGAATCAGGAAATAAATTCGATAAAAAAAATGAACCAAAAGATGGAGATAAGAAAAAACAATCTTGGATAACAGAAAAATGGCAAAAAGTTATTAAATCTAATTTCTTTCAAAAAACTTTAGGATTTTTAAAAGGAATGGCATCAGTAAGTTTTATTACTACTCTTATTACCTTTTTAATATTACTTAGAATGGGAATTATACAAAAATTTCTTCCTTGGTTCCTCAGTATTATTGAAAGTGCTATAACAGGGTTAATTAAATTTATACCGACTCTCTTAAAATTCTTTTGGAAGTTATTAACTAAAATTATACCTAGTATTTTAAAAACAATTTTTAGAACTATTTTTAAAATGTTAGGTATAGAAAATAAAACATTACTTAAATTTGCTGATTTTATTGCACAATGGTTACCACTTCTAATAGCAGGTATTTGGTTAATATCTACAATAATGCCAATAATAACTACTGTAGCTGGTGTTATAGGTGCTCTAAGTCTACCCATTGTTGCATTAGTTGCAGCTGTTGCATTATTAGGATATTTAATATATGATAATTGGGCTCTTATTAAACCAATGTTAATGGATATGTTTAATGAAATTAAATCATTTTTTAATAATTATATAGTTCCTATGTTACCATATTTAAAGATAGTTGGTAAATTTTTATTTAAAATTCTTGGCATTATTTTTATGGGAATAATAAAAGTAATTAAAGCTATTATATTATTTCCTATTAGACTCATTAAAGGATTATATACTTTTATAATAGGAGCAATTGCTGTTTTCAAAACAGGATATATTGTACTTAGTAATATATTTAGATCTATTTTTATAGACCCTATTAAAAGATTATTTAAAGCATTATCTAAAGCAGCCGCTCCAGTACTTAAAAAATTAACTCCTGTAATAAATATGATAAGTAGTCTTTTTAGTACAGTTGCTAGTGGAGTAACTTCTGCAATGTCTACTGTAACTAAAGTTATAAGTGATTTATTAGATTGGATTGGAGCTGTTTCTGATTATGGTATAATGGATTATAAAGAACATAAACAACAAATAGAGGCTTCTGAAAAAGAAGCTGCA